ATCATGACCGTTCCCACCACCCCTACCGAGGTCAAGTAGTTAGGAGTTAGCCCTGCATCGTTCGCAGCAGACCCACCAACCGGATACCAGCCCCACTGGAATATGCGACTGCCACCTTCTGGATACCCTGTATCACCGGGAGTAAGCTGTAACCCGCTGGTTCCAGAAGAATTATAGCTGACATCCGGACGGGGTTCCCGTACAGCTTGAGGGTCATTAACGGGATAAAGGCCAAGGGAAAGCTGCGGCTGATCTGGCTCCCAACAGGTAGGGCAAACCTTGATCGACACATTCTTGGTCTTGATGACCAAGTTCTTCAGTTCTGTCAGCTTGTACCGGAACCCGCAGCGGTCACATTCCGCAATCGCAAACTTACCGGATGCGAAATTATTCGGCATTTTAGGAGCCTATAAACATCTGCCGGGGAACAAACCGGATAGCAGCTTTCTCCCGGTCTTCATCGGCGGCAAGCTGGAACTGCTGCTCATAATCCGCTTTCAGCATCCCAATGCGGTTAGGATCAACTCCGGTTAGCTTCATGGACAGATAGTAGGATAGCCCCGCCACCATCGCTGGAAGGAACCTGAAGGGGATGTCCTGACCGTTTACACCGTTCCCAGCATCCTGAAGCCTACGCAGTCTCCAGTACACAAAGGTGTAGGTTTGGCTGTTATCCGGCTTGGGCCAGACATGGATTTGCGGGTATTGGACAACGCTGGCGGCACTCGTAGCACCCGTTTTACGCTGAAACCAGACCTGAATCGGCCTTCCGGTAGCGTTCTTATTGGGGATCATGGCGTAAGTACTGACCGAAATCCGGGTGATATTGATGTCGGTCTGGTTTGTCCCAGTCCCCGTGCGGATCACATGATCCAGCAGGTCAATCGTATCTACCGGGATGTCGTAGTCGGCTACGTTATAGGTTAAAACCTGCTCCACCTTTTCAATGGTAAACAGATTTAAACCACGGTTTGCCCACTCAATTGTAAGCAGGTTAATGCTTCTCCGAGCGGTACGCATATCGTAGCCAGAGCGCAGTTCTTTCCCACAGCGTTCAAACGCCTCCTCTACCAGATTGTTTAGGTCTAGGTTGAAGTCCGTTGTATCTGTGGTTTTTGCGACCATTATTTATTTCCTGCGGGTTTTTTCTTGGCTTGCCCCCCAGCGGCATACAAAGATACCGGCAGATCACCATCCTTCTTCTTGATGGTTCTAGCCTTTGGCACCTTGGAGGGGGCTATGTCCCCCATACCACGGGAGGGTCTCATTTAGCACATCTTGAACTTGGTCTTGCCACGCTGGGCAATACCGTCTGCACGGGCGGACACAGAGCCACCACTAGCCATTTTGATAACCTTACCCTCAGTCAGACCCTTCTTTTGAATCTTGGTATTTTCACCAGCGTGTGAGGAGCCACTCATAGCACCTTTGGCGTTGATGTTTCCACCAGCAGCGTACTTAGCCATGCCGCCGCCCATCATTTTGTGCATACCCGCCATACCACCTTTTTTCATGCCGGTCATACCGTTCATCATTGTTTCCTGGCTAGGAGCTGGCATTACGCCGTTTTGCGGCTGGCTAGGAGCTGGCATTACGCCGTTTTGCGGCATTGCCGGCCGTGCCATCATGGCCATTGAATTAGATCCTGCTTTTTTCATCTTTTTCATATCACCTCCTGATTTTAGGCCGGCATACCGGCTAAGTTTAGTAAACGGCATATCCATTTTTCCATGCCGTGTATCCTGGTTATTCACCTTAGATGGTACTCCGCCTTTTGCAAACTTTTTGCCTTTGTCTGCCAACACAAAATCTTTACCTACGGATTGAGACACGCCAACTTTTTTAGCAAAAGCAGGAGAATTGGCAATAGCAGCCATGAAGTTATGCTGCTTTTTGGAGGTGGAAGGCATTACACCATCCGTCCTTTTGTCTTGCCGCGTTGCGCGATACCGTCACCACGGATGGAGCCACCTTTGGCAAACAACTTATCACCCATCCCGGTCTTGGTGGTCGAAGCCTTAGTTTCTTTCGCGGCTCTATCTGCTTCCACTTTTTGCGCCATCATTGCAGCGCGTTCTGCTGGCGTAGGGGTAGGTAATTGCGCTGCCGCTGCTTCTTTACGGTACTGCGCCGCTTTAACGTCATCTGACTGACTTGGTGCAACCATGTTATTACCCTCCGGGTTATGCTCACGCCCATAGCGTTCTGATCTGTTCTTAGCAGCGGTTACAGCTTCTTTCAACGTGTTATAGGCAGGCTCTCCCGGCAGGACTTTACCAGCCCCCGGTGTAGCAGCCCCGTACACATTAAAAAACTTGCCGTCACGCTCAACAGTTTCGGATTGTTCGTGCATTTCTTAACATTTCCAAGCCCGAAGGCTTTTGTTTATGCGGCTTTTCGGGTCATTTGCTGTCTTCGCGGAAGTCAGCTTCTTCTTCATCCCGGTCATCCTCGCACAGAATGAATCGCGCCGGGAGCCGCCTTCGGGTTGGGGCCGCTTCAAGCCGGGTTTTCCGGGGTTCGCCGCGTTGTACGATGCCCTGCCCTTCGCGTTCAAACCACCATTGGGACTCTTTCCTTCTGCTCTTTGCCATGCTGGTGTCTTAGCCATTTACGCCGCCGAACTGATTGACTGCTCCGACATCATTGAGGGGTAAAGAACATCGTTCCCAAAATCGCTCTTATGTTCTATCACACCCATGTGGCCCAGTTTGATGGTCGGGTCAACCCACACTTCAAATCCAGATTCACGCGCACGATCACAAAAAAGAAAGTCTTCGCCAATCATGCCTTCTGGAGTAACCAAAAAGTCAAAGAAGCTATAAAGAGTCTGTGGGCTGTTGGTATCCATATGCTTCCACTCAGGATGTTGTTCAGCCAACTTGGTAAAGACTTGCTTCTTGATCATCATGAAGCCAGTAGCTACGCGGTACGCCCTGACAAGACCGTCTTCGTCCATTGTGACTTTGCCGCGAGAACCGTTGATTCCATCGCCACCATCCAGCGACAAGATATAGGTTGCCGGTTCTTTACGGGCTAAATACGCACCAGCAACAATCCCACGGGTTTGATTCCATGCCATCAGCCGAATAACTGACTCAGGCTCAAACGTCATGTCCGCATCAATGAACATGAGGTGATCACAATCAGACTCCAAGAACTGTTTGGCAATGACGTTACGCGCACGGGAAACAACAGAACAACCACAGATACTATTTACCTGTATATCAATCCCGTGCTGCAACACCATTTGGCTGAGTTTCATAAGCGACACAGCCATGCTTACAGTGACTTTGTGATCGTAGGCGGGAAGACCAATCATCAACTTCTTGCCAGTGAGGTCAAAACCCTTTTGGAGTTGCACGTTATCTCCTGTTATCCACAAATGATGGTTGCGAAAGTGATAGTTGTCAGAGTTACAATACCAAAATCCATTGTCAGTGCGCCCAAAGCATTGCTGCCACCCACCAAAATACCATTAATCATAAGCATATACTGGCTGGCGGTCACGGAAGCGGGGGTATCAACTTGCAATAGCAAAGTACCTGTAGCTGAGTTCAGATTTACTTTGATAGACCCTGCGGAAGCTGCGCCAACATAGTACACACCCTTCACACGGGTGCGAGGCAAGGCTACGCTAGTTCCTAAAACACCAATGCCAATAGTTCCAGTCATCGTTGCGCTAGGCGTGATGCTGGTAATGATGTCGTAGTAGCCGGTTGAGTAGACCGTTGTTGCATTAGGGCCAGTTACAACTTCCGTAGTTACAACGCCGGGGGAAGTTCCCATCTTGTGACCAACAATAGAGAAGGTCTTACCAGAGTCATCCAGCGTTGAAACAAACGATACTTTGTAGCCAATACCGTTAGGGCCAGCAGTGGTTTGCAGCAGGGTATAAGCCGCTGTGCCAGAACTTGCCGCAGCTACACGGTAGTACGCCGCATTCGTTGTTGGGGATACTGCAAAATTATCGCCTTGCATAATAATCTCCTAGATGTAATACGGGGGCCGAAGCCCCCTGAAGGTTAGGAGAAAGGCGTGGCAGCAGTACCAGACCCAACCAGAACACCGTTGACAGACCAGAGGTTAGCAGCCAACGCAACGAGAGTGATCTGGCTACCCCGTGCAGCACCGCCAGTGGTCGTGGCATTAAGAGTGATGACTGTCCCAGTAACTGAAGCAAAGGAGTTAGAGACGGTAGATACAACACCCAAGGTGCCAACCAGTTTATCTGACCCGCCGCAAGTGACGGTCTGAGCAGTAGCACCAGCCGAGATTGCGTTGAAGAACAGTACAAATGGAACGCCAAGGTTGCTTTGAGTATTGGGGTCGCTACCGGGGCCAGTTCCAACAGCATCCGCCGTAGCATTGATGGTAGGCAACGTGATAGCACAGGTTGCTGGAACCAACAGGGTGTGACCAGCGTGGGTAGCAACAGAAAGTGTTACCGTAGCACCAAGGGTGAGGATGTTTCCGTTACCTTGGGAGTAGAAGCCGTTAAGCGAACGGACTGGGCCGTCCAGTGTGGTGATAGCCATTTGTAAACCCTTTGTGTGTTAGCACATCCTTGCACCGTCTCTAACAAGTCTGCTGGGGCAGTCTGTGCAAGTCAAAATTCCCAGAAAATTAGGGAGGGACGTTTAAATCCCTCCCCCACTACTATACTACATTAGCTAGAACCAGAGGCACCGAAGATGCCCAGCGGATCAGATGCTCCAAACGAGTAACGCTCACGGCTCTTGTAACGGACGTTTCCAGTATCAAAATCACCGTCCATTGAGTTCGCCAGAGGCGTCCGGACAAAGTGCTTCAGACCGTTAGGTACGTCAGTCATCAGGAACCAAGCATTCGTATCCGTCAGGAAGTGGTTGACACGGTACCCTTCAGGAATCGAACCATTGTTCTTCAGAGCGTTGATGTCGTTGTTATTGGTACTGGTACGCAGTTCCGTTTCCAGAAGGCGCGTAGCAACGAACATCAAAGCAGGAGGAACAATCAGCTTACGGGGCTTGGCGGCGATCAGCAAACCACGCTCATCAGTCCAACCAGCGATCTGAATAACAGCAGCCTCAAGCGAGGTTTCATTCAGGTCGGCAGCACCGCCCGTATTGCTGTTCGTGCCACCGGAAACCAGAGGATGCGAAGCAGAACACAGGACAACACCGTCACCGTAGGTCGGGCCACCAGCAAATGCGTTGTTAAGGATTGCAGCAGCCTTAACTTGCTTGGTGTACGCCATACCACGGGCCAGAGCCTTGGTGTAACGGGCAGACAGAGAGTCATACAGGTTATCTTCAATAGCCTCTTCCGTCACCGAGAAACCAAGAGCAATAGTTTCGTGTTGGTATCTGGCAGTCCATGCTTCCTGTGCGTTGTCGTAAGCAATCGCGTTGCCTTCGTTCTTCACAGGGGCGGCACTGAAGCCAGACAGTTTCGTTTCTTCTTCAAAAGAACGCTCGGAGGTTTCGGTTTCAAAAATCTCTTTGTGTTCCTCGCCGTACTTTGCATACTCCAGACCAAACAGAGCATTCAAACCGGGGAGAAGTTCTTTAAGTAGTTGTGCGCGTGAAATAGCCATTATTTATTCTCCTAGACGGCAGTTGCAAGGCGGTATTGATGAATGCCTTGATTCCACGCCACAAGAACTTCGACAAAAGACCCAGTAGCCGGTGCAGTATCAGGCACAACATCCACAACTTTGAACGGGAGTGCTGCCGTTGTTGCGGTGCTGTTCAAAACTGCATGTGCGCTGTCCCCGGTAGTGGTGCTACCTGCATTAGGAACCAGCGCAGCGTTTCCACCAACCATCGTAGCGCGAGTAGCTTGAGCGACAACGGTAGTGCCAGAAACAATCGCGGATTTCATCACCAGATCAGGATCATCTGCAACATACGCAAGGATTGCAGACGCAGTATCCGGGGTGCCAGCGGTCAGAGCGGGGTAATACTGGCCATAAACGCGCTGACTCGACGAGTTGATGTATGAACAACCCATGAAAACGCCAATCACATTAACAGTGCTCGCAGTCAGTACAGCCGTAGTGATACAGCCATTGGAAGACATAAGAACCACATCACCAAAGTAAATGCTGGTGCCGTGTGCCGTTTGGATCGGAATTTGTCTGGTTGACCCAGAAAAAACCTGTCCGCCCAGCAAATTAACGGGGATTAGCCCGTAAGGTGCCGAAATTGTCGGATAAGCCATTGTTAGACTCCTAAAAAGTTAAGTTATTTAGCCCCGCGACCAAAGGAGGTAGATGACTTCTTCTCTGAAAACAGAGGCATCCTTGGGTCGTTGGTCTTCATAAAGCTACTGTCAACGGCTTCAATTTGATTGTCGCTTGCACGTTTGTAATGCGCTGCGCGTTGATCCATAAACTCCTGTGGAATCTTGCACAACAGCAAGCCGCCAATCTCAATGCTGCCTTTAAAACGACTGTTTTGGTCTGGCTGAGTCTGTATTTCTGGATGATCTTCAGCTTTAACAGGTTCCCAACCCTCACGAAATTTTGCAGAGACATTTGTTGGGTCATATTGACCCGCCAGTGCCGTCCGTACCCACCTAAATGCCCATCCCGGTTGGGGATTGGGTGAAGGCAGTAGTTGTGGAGGTGCCCAGGATTTGGCGCGTTGAGTGGACTCCCTACCCTCTAACTCACGATTTTGACGTTCAGCCATTGTAGTTCCCCAGTTTAATTACTTCTTTTGCATACACTTCTGGCGATACGCCAAGTTTCTTGGCAAGAGCCAGTTGCGTGTTTGTTAGTCGCACTTTTGTTGGCGCGGTGCTTCGCGTGGCGGGAGCAACTACATTTGCTGCTTTGCGTTGGACTGGTTTTTCAGTCTCAATCGTTTGCTCATCCTGGAAGTTTTCCGGGAATCGCTTTCTCATTGTTTCGTCAACTCGGCGGTAGTAATCGTCACTACTTGGATCAACGCCAGATTTAACAAGTTTTTCATGCAAGCCCAGAGCCAAAGCAGTCATCTCGTCATCAGAGCCAAACCACTTGTTCTGCTGACTCCACGCTTCTGCCTTTTGGTCTACTGGAGCTTGTTCTGATTGGACTTTTACACCGTTCTGATTTGATTGTAAAGATTCTTCATATGATTTTACATCACGAATTTTCAACTTTGCGTCAGTCAAAGCCTCTTGAGCATCAGCAATCAGAGATCCATCCCCTGAATCGTAGGCTTGTTTCAGGCTTTCTTTGGCCAATGCCAGCTCGGAAGTGGCCTCTTTTGTCATGCCATCGGCAATTATCTTTTCTCCATGTCCAAGTCGTTGTTTTAGATGTTTATTTTCCTCAAAAATTGACTGTGCTACCCGCAATGCCTCATCTTTTTCACGGGTTGAAACTTCTTTGGCTCTTCGTTCGTCGTGCCAGACTTTTTTAAGCTGACCAAGACGCTTTTTTACCTTTTCCGAATATTCGTGAAGGTCATCTTTTTCCAATTCATCCACAATATCCTGCGGAAGAGCTTCTCGACCCTTATCTTCTGGCGGGGTATCGTCAATAATTTCAATTTCCAAATTAGTGCCGCCAATTGGATTGCTTTCTTCTACTTCATCTGGAAATTTATAGTTATCAGCCATGATCTACCCCTATGCCCGTGAGATTCCGCGAGGATCTTCAACAACTCCCTCGACGGTATCATCGTTAATGAGGCGAAATTCACGCCCATGAATCTTCAAGCGTGACCCTGAGTGCGGACGAACCAGAACAAAATCACCCTCTTTGCACCAAGCTCCAGTAGGAAACTTGGATTGGTCTTTGTAAGCATCCGGCCCTAGTTTCATGACAAATAGAACAGTAGTAAGCCTTTCCTCTGCAAAAAGAGTGGTATCGGCTTTGATAATTCCACTATCAAATTTGTCTTCTACTTCAGGAACCATGCACAGCATATGAAACCCACAAGGCTCCGGTATCTGTTTTGCTTTTTTTTCCGCAGTTTCAGGCAAGGGCGTAGCATCTGCCCCAATCAGAATCTCACTCATCGTTACTCTCCATACGTTGTGCAAGGTCTGTGATAATTTGCTTTACAGTGTCCAGCCCTTGAATAACACCGCAAAGTTTTTGGTACTCTTCAAATGAAGATGCAGCACCCCTAGCGAGGTGCAGTTCTATCGATTTGCGCTCTTCATCAATCTTGTCAGAAAGATAATCCAGCGGATAAATCATTATCGGCTTGTCCTAGAAAGTTCAATTCCCATTCTGTTTCCATCTAGTTCTTTTTGATGCTCAAACTGGTCGTGATCTTTTTGCATTTCTATTCCTAATTTTTGGCCGTCATACTCACTCTTCAATCTCATTGCTTCTTCACGAAGGCGAAGATCTTCTGATTTAGCCTGGGCATCAACTTGGTCTTTTTGCGTTTTACGCTGCTGTTCCGCTTGAGCAATTTGAGCTTTAGATTGAGAATCTTGTTGTTTGATTTCCAATTCTTGTTTCTGCATTTGGATAAGAGGATCTTGCTGCTGTTGTTGAATCTGCTGTTGTTGAGATTCGGCCGTGTTCTTTTCAAGCAGTTTTGTTGCAGCCATAGCAGATAATTGAGCCAGTTGAGCTTCCATCTCAGGAGGCAGCTCTTTCTTATCTTCTCCTTCTTTCATGGGAGGAAGAGCCGCTCCAAGCAAAGCTTCTATCTCTCTTCTGTATTGGAATGCCACATGTTCCATAATGTGAGCTTGGGCTGATGCCATGATGGCTTGAGCTTGTGGGTTTTGACCCATTACAGCGGCTAGTTTTGGGTCTTTCATAGCAGCCATATGCACACCCAAATGAGCCTCATGGTTTTGAATCATAAAAGCTTTAACTGGTTTGCCTCTCATCAAGTTCATATTTTCAGTAACAGGGTCAACTGGAGACATGTCATCTTCAATTGGAACAATCTTCTCTGCATTTTTAACGCCAAGTGTTTCAATCATCTGACGGTGAAGATAAGGAAGGTCATAGATTTGGGGAGACCCGGCCGACAACTGTAGGACAGCTTGGAACTGAACTACCCGTTGGCTCATCGTAGAAGCGTTAGGATCTGATACGGGTATAACTGATACCAAATCATAATCAGATTGTTTGGCTTTTCTGCTACCTACTTCGGGTTCGTATGAATATTCGGCAGGAGTGTTATCCCTTATAATCGTGGCAAGCAGTTTGAATTCCTGCTTCATGGCATAGTGAATTCTTGCCTGAACGGCAGACATTACTTTGAGAATTCTCTCAAGAATAGCCAGCGTTGTTCCTACTGGAGATTGAGAAGACATATCTGCAATCTTCAAATCACCCGTAGCTGCAAACCTTTGGCCATCTGCAACAATCTTATCCATTAACGCAGATAGAACCTGACTGGGTTCCTTGTAAGGAAGAGGGAGAATATTGTCCCGAATAGCCCCAGATGGAAGGTCTACATCTCTAAACTCGCCGGGAGCAATTGGAGTGTCATCACCTTTAATCCTAAGTCCTCTAGCCTTTAAACCGCCGGGAAGATTGGATAATGTTCCTGCATCAACCAACTGCCTCATCAGTGAGGTAGCTGCTTGTGCGTGTCCGCCAATCAAATGGATCAACCCAAAGTAATAAAATCCAAAACCTGGGATGTAGCCATAATGAACAAAATGTTGACGTTTTTGTTTTTTCTTATCTTCTTCTAGCCAGTTTCTTCTAATGGCCAAAACAGTGGTAGTGCCTTTTTCAATAGTCACAACGTAAGGAAGAGCAATACCAGTTGGGTCTCCATCCTCATCAAGATCTTCATATCCAGGCAAGTCAAGATTGACATGCATTTCAAGGAATTGATATCGGTCATCAACTGAG